CATCGTAGGCAGATTAAATAATAAAGCAGTTGTAAATGAAGACGGCGCTCTATTAGTTTCCAGCACAGGTGGTGGTGGCGGAGGCGGTACTCAATATGCTAACGGGGCTTCTGCACCAACTCCGACAGGTAATCAAGTAATTTATAATGACGGCGGAACAGCAAAAGCTGTTACTCCTGCTCAACCATTACCAACTACTATTGCAGCTAAAACAGTTACTCCTACTATGTTAAGAACTAGTGCAAGTGCAACAATTGCTGCAGGTAAATATTCAATATCAATTGCTAATGTAGGATCAGCAACAGGTACTGTTTTAGGAGCAAATCTTATGGCAGGTGAAGTAATAAGCATAGATGCGGGAGCGGTTAATAATACACTCGGAGCAATAACTTATGATGCTACAGGAACAGAGTTTTTAATAGTATATACTGCATAATCATGAGTACTAATATTAACATATCATCTAGTGGCATAGAAACTAGATTTGCTAAACACACTGATACTGGAACATATCCTAATTCATATTTGTGTGGAACTGCTAAATTAAATACTCCTGAAGGAACTAATGCATGGACTATTAAAATGGTAGTAGTTGCAGTAAATGGTTCAGTTACAATTAAAAATCCGCCTAGCAATGGTTCTGTTAATTGGACAGGAAGAGAAGGATATGTTTATAGTTAAATTTTAAAATAAAAAATCATGATAGATATTAAATATACATTTGTAATAAGCCCAGGAGAGGTTAAGTATAGCATTTCAATGAAATCTTATCAAGGAGATGTTTGTACAAAAAATGAATTTCTTATTGGGTTAACAATTGAAGAGTGTATTGCTGCTCAACAAGCTTTTATTAATTCTAATAATTAAAAATTATGGCTATTTATAAAGCTATAGCTAGTACAAGTTGGAATGTAAGTACTACTTGGAATGAATGGAATGGCCTTGCGTGGGTAATTCCTTTTACTTCGCCTCTTTATCCAAATACAACAAGTGATGTTGTGTATTTAAACACTTTTACTCCACTAGTAAATATAAACACAGTTACCACAGGAATAATAACTAATGAAGCTTCTATAGGACTCTCTCCTAATACTACAGTTGGTGGAAGATTAATACCAAATGTTTCTACTACTAGTATTAATCCTTGTACAATTATAGCAGATGTATCAATGACTCTTGCAACTAGCGTAACAAATGGATTAGTAGATGCATCATTACAAGTAGGTTATTATTTAGTGATAGATTCTCCTGCTGTTTTTTTAAATGCAAATTCTCCATTATTTCTTGTAGGCTCTAGTGGTAATGTTACATTAAAAAGAATGACAATAGGATACTCAGGATCTGCAGGTACAGGAGCAAGAATGACATTTACTACTACTCCTATAACAGTTACATTGAACAATGTAACTTCTTTACAGACAGTTTCAGATGGTTTAGCATTATCAGGAACTAATACTGTAGTAACAACAACAAATAATACAACTTTACGAGGAAGTAATAGTACTGCTGCAACTTATGGTTTAAATATTACAGGAACAAATCAAGTAGTAACTATAGAAGATTCTACTATTATAGCAGGAACAGCTTCTCCTTGCATACTTATGCAAAATGCATCATCAAATTTTGTAAAAATTAAAAATGGTTCTTCTCCTTCTTTTAATTCAAAAATTCAAAATACTAATGATTGGATGGCTATTTATGCTACTAAAGTACAAATAGACAATGATATTACAGGATGGGATTTTCAACCAGCTTCAACAGCAGGAACAACTACATTGAGTCCTGTAGCTGGAGCATATCCATCGCCAGCAAATGTATTAGCTGGAGTATCATACGGAGCTTCTCAAACAGGTACATTAACTCAGGCAGACCCAGCAACGGTTTTAGCAGGAACAAGTTATGGAGTTGTTTCTTCTGTAAATAGTACAAATAGAGTAGGAACACTAGATATTCCAAATGCAGTAGCACAAGTAGTAGGAAATATTGTAGCTAATTTAACATAGAATTATGAGCACTAGTATAACTAGAATGTCAGGTAATGGAGCAGTAAGCATTAAGGATGGTGCTAACTTAGATGCGTTTAGTAGATTAAGAATATCTAATCCATTAACACTATTTGCTTCTCAATTTACTTATGATTTAAACCCATTATTATTAGAACAATTAGCAACTGGCGGAGGTTCTGTAGTATATGATAGCAGTAATAAATGTGCGTTATTAAGTTTTAATGGAGGAGCTCAAGATGACGTTGCTTATATGCAGAGTTATGAATATTTTCCTTATCAGCCTTCTAAATCTCAATTAGTATTTGTTACTTTCAATATGATTGAAACTAGTCCTCAATTAAAATTTGCAGGACTGTCTGATGGTAATAACGGCTTTGAATTTCAGACTGTAGGAGGAACTAAGCAATTTGTAATTTATTCTAACACTGATGAAGGGTCAGAAGTTGTAGACCAATCAGCATGGAACTTAGATAAATTAGATGGTACAGGCTCTAGCGGTATCACACTTGATACAACTAAAGTACAAATACTTGTTATCGATTTTCAAGCGCTTTATGTTGGTAGAGTAAGAATGGGATTCGACATTGACGGGCAAATCATATATGCTCATGAATTTAATCATGCTAATAATGATAACTATCCATATATCCAAACAGCTAATTTACCTGTAAGATGTGGGATGTTAGCATTAGACGGAAGCGATACTTCAATGATGTTTATTTGCTGTGCAGTTGTTTCAGAAGGAGGTACAGAAGATGTAAATACATTTGGGTATACATTTGCTCAAAATACTCCTAATAATGTTCCTGTTTCAAATGCAGAATTCACGCACTTATTAACTCTTCGACCTAAAGCAACTTTTAAAGGCGCAACAAATAGAATAAGAGTTGCTTATATAGACGTTGAGTTTTATAATGCTGGAAACCAAACAGTAGAATGGCAATTAGTAATAGGTCAAGCATTATCAGGCACTACTACTTTTACTGATGTAAACACTAATTATTCAAGTGTAGAATATAATGTTGCTGGAACAGCTTCAGGAGCACCTGCTGTTGTAATAGATGCTGGATATGTATCTTCAGGAGGAGGTGCTAAAGCAGTTACTAATACTGCTGTATCATCTAGATATCCTATTACCTTAGATGCAGCAGGAAATCATCGAACTTTAGGAACTATTAGTTTAATCGCTAAAAGCACTAGTGGAACACAAAACTGTAGAGCATCAATTAAATTTAGAGAAATACATTAATCATGAGAGAATTAAAAACAAACTTTGGAAATTTGAAAAAACGTTGGGAATCAGATACTCCACGATTTTTTAAAAATGTAATTAAAATTGGGGTCACTATTGGAGGAATAGGATTAGCGATACCGACTTTACCTTTTGCAGTTCCTGCAGTTCTTATAGCAGCAGCAAGCAAAATGGTAGTAGTAGGCACGACAGCAGCAATAGTAGCAAAATTCGCCAAACTTCAATAGCTTAATTAAAATGAAAACTACCCTAACCTCTATCTACCAAACTTTACTTCTACCTATTATTATTTTTGTTACTCCAATCATGCCAATGATACTTCTTGTAGGGTTATCTACTTTAATTGACACTGGTTTTGGAATTTGGAAAGCTAAAAAACTTGGTAGAAGATTTAGTTCAAAACTTTGTAGAAAAGGCTTAGTTCCAAAAGTTACTAGTTATACCATTATGATATTTACTTTATTCTGCGTAGATATTTATCTAGTAAATGAATTTACACAATTGTTTATAAACATTGAATTTGTGTCTACTAAAGTAATGGCAGTGTCTTTAATTTTTATAGAAGTAAAATCTATGGACGAATCTTTTGAGGAAGTAAAAGGGTATTCTTTTATTAATAAAATCTTGGCTAATATTAAAAACGTCAAGAAAATCAAAAGAGATCTAGAAGATGATAATAATTAAACACGGAAAAAATCTTCATCAAATAAATGTTGAAGGCAAGCATTTTCAAATAGCAATGCTTTCAGATATCCATTGGGATAATCCTAAATGTGATTGGGCATATTTAAAAAAACATTTAGACTATTGCTTAGAAAATAATATCCTAATTCACATTAATGGTGATATGTTTTGTTTAATGCAAGGAAGAGGAGATAATAGAAGAAACAAGTCTGATATCCGCCCTGAACATAACAATGCAAATTATTTAGATTCTATTGTAGAAACAGCTGTTGAATGGTGGTCGCCTTACGCACATCTACTTACAGTGATTGGCTACGGAAATCATGAAACAGGAATTATTAAATATCAAGAAACTGACATTCTCCAAAGATTTGTAGATTTATTAAATTACAAAAACAAAACAAATGTTTATACAGGAGGTTACGGAGGTTGGTTAATCATTAATCAAACGTATAGAAAAAATTGCCGTCAAACAAGTAGAATTAAATATTTCCACGGTTCAGGTGGAGGAGGAGTAGTAACTAAGGGAGCTCTTAATCTAACTCGTGCTCTTGAAATGTATGAAGACTTTGATGTATTTACAATGGGTCATATTCATGAGAATTCTTCTCGTAATGATGTTAGGGAAATAATTAAATTTCACGCCCATACAGGATACTCAATAAAACATAAAGATATCCATCTAATGCTTACAGGAACCTATAAAGAAGAATACGGTGAAGGTAGTCACGGGTGGCATGTTGAAAGAGGAGCTCCTGTTAAACCTATTGGAGGTAGAATTTTGGATATAAGATGTGATGAATATGAAAAAGATAGAAAAGCTTTTATCACAAAGATTATAGATAGTAGAAAGTTTCCAATTTAAAATGTAAAAGTATGATAACTACAAAACAACTAATTGCTAAATACGGAAAGCCAACAATTACAGGGGCAGGTTATTTAACAACAATTACTCTTCCTTATCCAATGAGACTTGCGTGGGATAAAGAAACTAAAGTGACAAAAATGAGTTGTCACAAAGAAGCTAAAGATAAATTCTTAGCAATCTTTACAGACTTACAAGCACACTACGGATATGATAAAATAGTAGAGCTTGGCATAGATCTTTTCGGCGGGTGCTTTAACTTCAGAAAGATGAGAGGAGGAAATGATTGGTCAGTACACTCTTGGGGATTAGCAATTGATTTAGACCCAGAAAGAAACTTACTAAAAGAATCTAAAAAAACTGCAAGATTTGCACGACCTGAATATAAACCAATGATCGATATTTTTTACAAACACGGATTTGTATCTTTAGGAGTAGAAAAAGACTATGATTATATGCATTTTCAAATAGCAGAATGAGTCACTATATCTATGCACATATAAAATTAACTACGGGTGAAGTTTTTTACATAGGTAAAGGAGTTCATAATAGAATTATATCTAAACAAAATAGAAGTAAATATTGGCATAATACTGTTAATAAATATGGTTATGATGCAATTTTAATTGAAACAGATTTATCTGAAAGTCAAGCAAATACTCAAGAAAAATATTGGATAAATAGAATAGGAAGAAAAGATCAAAATAAAGGGTCTCTAGTTAATTTTACTGATGGTGGAGAGGGTAGTTGCGGTAGAACAGTTTCTTTAAAAACAAGAGAAGCAGTAGCAAAAGCTAATAAATCTAGAATTATTTCTGATGCTCAAAGAAATGTTAAAAATCTTTGGAAAAATAAAACTGGAGCACTTCATAATAGAAGTAAAAAAATAATATGCATAGAATCACAAATAGAATATGGTTCTATGTCTGAGGCAAGTAGAATGTTAAACATAGGGTGTAGTTCCATATCTTGGTCTGTAAAAAATAATAGACCTATATTAGGGATGCACTTTCAAATTAAAGAATAGTTATGAAAACAAGAAACTCTTGGAAGTCTACTAGAAAACAATGGGATAAAATATCTTTAAGATTGAGACTTGGAGCAGTAGATTTTATTACAATTGAAGTAGATAAGTCTAGAGATTTTTATATGTTTACATTATTAAATTTTACTGTTAAAAATAGATAATCATGGCTAAGATTAAAGATAATGCTGGAACAACGAAAGTAACTGTTAAAGTATCACGTCCAGGAATTCACGCTAAGACACAAACATCTAAACTTAAAAGTTCTAGAAGCTATAAAAAAGCTTATCAAGGACAAGGTAGATAATATTAAAATTAATCGTATATTTGCTCGTTATGTTATCAATGGTAGACTTACAGGCTCAGTTAGATGAGTCATTAGCAATCAACTCGGTAGAGTCCTCATTTTCCTATGAATTCTATACGGATTTGATTAATGAGCAAAGATCGCTATGGCTAAGAAACGAGTATAATAAAAATCGCACAATAGATCCTTATGTAATACAAACGTTAAGTTGTATTCCTATGGAACTAGTAGATCCTATACAATGCTGTGTGACGGTACCAAACGGATGTAAAGTACTTAGAAGCACTTCACAAATTCCTAATACTATAGAATTTTTCTACACTAAAGGAATTGCATCTGTAGGCCCAGCAGACATTACAAAGCCTAGATTTATTTTAGTAGATTATTCAAGAGTTCCTTATGTGGGTAACGGGCGCACTAATCAAAACTCTATATACGCATTTATTTACGACCAATACATTTATTTAATTAGTAGAGGACCAAATGTAAATTTGATTACAAATATTACGATTAGAGGAATCTTTGAAGACCCTACTAGTCTTTCAGGATTTATAAATTGTTCGGGAGAGTCTTGTTATAGTTTGTATGACCCTTATCCATTAAATCTTTGGATGTGGGCCTATATTAAACCTTATGTGCTTCAACAATTAATGCAAAAAGGAACTAATACTTTGGATGACGCCAATAATGCAGAAGACGGTAAAACAGAGGGAGGAATACCGTCTGGTAATAGTAAATAAGTATGAATGACTATTTAAAAAGAGGTGAAGGAAAAAACAAAGCAAGTATAAAGAAAGACAATTTTTACAAGTTCTACCTGCAGAATGCAAAAGAAAGAATAGTAGAAAGGAAACAATATAATGCATTTGTCAAAGACCTTTTAACACAGTACAGCACTGAAATAGTTACTAAAGGATTAGAAGTAAAAGTAACTAAAGTAGGAAAGTTTAGGATTCGTAGCAAGGCTCTACACTTTTTTAAAGCCAATGGAGAGAAAGCTAAAAGTCTTAGACCAAACTGGAAAGCAACTTGGGAATACTGGGAAAGTAAACATCCAGGATTATCAAGAGACGAAATAACAAAGATTGAAAATAAAACAGTACTTTATCACGAGAACGATCATAGCAATCAAGAATTTTATGAGCACTATTGGGATAAGATAACGATTAATTTAATTAACAAAAGTTTTTATAACTTTAAGGCAAGCAGACAATTTTCAAGACTACTTGCTAAAGTTGTTAAAGACCCAAACAGAAAAACTTTTTATTATGGATGAGTTAAAAGAATCAATGGAATCTTCAAAATCAGTTGAATCAACTGTAAAAATTACTCGTAAAGAATTTGAAGACGGTTCTTCAGAAGAAACACGCGTAGAACAAGTTGAAGGCGGATACATCATCACTAAAGAATGTCGTTGCAAAAATGACAAAGGAGAGTGGGAATGGAAGACAGAAAAATCTGTAAGCACTACAGATCCAACAATGGATAAATCTACAGAAGGCATTGCTTCAAGATTAGAAGCACTTCTTAAAAATATGGACTAATGTACTCAGGAAATACCGTTTCATATAAAACCATTATTGACAAAGTTATACGTGACTTTGGTTTTAACTACGACATTCACGAAGAAGAAGGAGTAGAATGGTTAGCAGAGTTCATGGCTCACACTAATGTAGGTGTGACTATGGAAGAGAAAATTGCTTACATAGAAATATGTGACGGTAGAGGAGATTTACCATTTGATTTATATAAAATAGGCCAAACTGCGGATATCAGCGGTGTAGAAACACTAGAAGAAGCTCAATGTGGTAAGGGCAGAATGTATCCAATGAGATGGAAAACAGATTACTTTCACAAAAGATATCATCAAGACGACAGAGATTATACTTCTGAATCACGTGAAACTTATACTGTAGGACAAGGATATATTTTCACAACTAAATCAAAAGGTATCATAGCGATGTCATACAGCGCCATACCTACCGACGATTGTGGTTTTCCTACTATTCCTGCAGAACAACAATGGTTAGAAGCAGGTGCCCATTATATTGCGCATAGAATAGCAAGAAAACTTTGGATACGTAATGAGTTAGCGGGAGATAAATTCCAAGTTATCGAGCGCGATAAAGAATGGTATTTTGCTCAAGCAGTAAATCACGCTAAACAATGGAACGGTGTAGATGAAGCAGAAACTGTTAAAAATTCAGTTATGCGTACTATTCCTCAAGTACAAGACCATGCATCTTTCTTTGCAAATATGCAGTTGCCAGAGCAACGTAAATTTAGACCTAAAGCTTCAACAGCACTTGTATCAACTATTAACGTAGTAGCAGCTAATGCTCCTAACCCAGCAACATCATAACAAATGGAAGGAAGTATAAATTCTTATGAAGGAATGAATAAAGACCTTGGGTATGATATTATTCCAAGTAATTTATACATTGATGCCAAAGATATTAGAATAACTACTGTAAGTGGTGAATCTCAAGGTTCCTTCACAAATATGAAAGGAAACACTGAGTTTTTTAGTTTTCCTATTTCAGGAATCTACGGCACTTTTCCATCAATAGTTTCTTGGACATCAAATAATGCTGAAGTAATAGGATATACTACAATTAGAAATAGAATAATTCTTTTTGTTGCAGATGGTTCTAATGCTAAAGGTTGGATATATGATGTGCAGTATGATCCAAGCACAAGAGTAATTCTTTCAGGTTTTCCAAAATTAATTCTTTATGGTGCAAATTTAGGATTTGAAAAAGCAAATCCTATTGAAGCTTTAGGACGATATGAATCTCCAGATATTCAAAGAGTATATTGGACAGATTACAATAATCAATTACGTTCTTATAATATAGAACTTACTGCTGATATAAACAATACAGAATTAATAAATTTTCATCCCAATGTAACTTATAATACACCTTTATTAGTTGGAATATTTGGTGGAGGTAATTTAAAAGTAGGATCCTATCAAGTAGCATATAAATTGCGCACACAAGACGGTAAAGAAACTTTGATTTCTCCGCCAAGTGAATTAATACATATTACTACAAGCTCAGAAACTCTTACAGGCACAAGTAAATATACAGGAGATGTTGCAACAGCGGTTACTAATAAGTCTATTAAAGTTTCTGTAAATACAAGCCTTTATACTAATTTTGAGCAGATAGATATTTATTTAATCTACCATAATATTGCTGCAGGAACTCCTAGTGTACAATATGTAGAAACAAATACTGTTGTGCCAGGAACTATGGAGTTTTTGATTACAGGCACTGAATCAGGAATAACAGAAGTAGAGTTAGCAGATTTTACAACAAGAACTTATCCTTTTTATACAGCAAAAACTATTACACAAAAAGATAGTAATTTAGTTATATCAAATTTAAAAACTTCTACATTTTCTGCCTCAGAAAGAATTGCAGAATTAGGAGAGACTTTTAATTTTAAAGTACTCCGATATGATTCAGGATCATCTCCTTGTGCAGATGAATTTAATCAAGAGTATAATATAGATG